TTCGTACTCAGTTTGAAAAGATCTATTTGCACTTTCAAGTTTTTGTCTTTCTTTTATTAAATCTTGAAATGTTTTTTCACCTGATAAAACTTCAGCATAATTATCTGTTATTTCTTTTGCTGCTGATGCTACATCTCTAAATGCTTTTGATGTTTCAGATGCAGCTATAGAACTACCCATTACTTCTTTTGCTAGTTTTTTAGCTTCATCAGCATAATCTCTAGTAAAGAATAAAGCATCTTTGATATTTTCCCTTAATTTATCAGAAGCTTTAGCAGCATCTTGGGTTGCCTTAGCACCCTCCTTCATATTTTTCTTAAATTTTTCTCCGTCTGCCATTATGGAATTTTATTATAAATATTAAAGGGCATCATTTTCTTGATGCCCTTGTAGTATAAGTAGGAGGAGTTTTGGATTTTGTTGTTGGAGGTGAAAAAGCTTGTTTAGGAATATTTGCTTTATTAGGATTTGCTAAATCTATACTAGTTCCTTTTCCTTTTTTGCCCTTTTTTAAAGCTGATTGGTAGCTTTCTCTTTCTTTATTTTTTATATCTATTATTTCTTGATATGTAAATCTACGTAACCATATAGGCATATTATAGATTGTATGCCAATCGTATCCTCCACCACCAAAGTATACTATACTATTAATGCTCTTAAATAAGTTAACCCTATAGGTCTGCGTCAGGCCAAAAAAAGTTGACAGTCATTGGAAGGGAGACTTCCCTTTCAATGCCGCCGCTACTCTCATAGTTAAATTTCAAATCAATGTCTGGTTGAAATGCTTTAATATATTCTCTAAAAGCTCTTGAGTCCCTTGCTAACATATAATTATCAACAAATTTTCTAATTTCTGATTTATCGGTATTACCATTAACTGCTAATATCATGTGTTTTAAACGAGTTGACATTTCAGGACTTACTTTTTTATCTATTTTTTGTAAACCTTTTACTTCAGCTTTAACTGCTTGATCATCTTTAGTAGATAATAATTTAAATTGAATTAAAGTTTCAGAATGAGGTAAAGTATATTCAAATTTATTTACGTGTTTTTCAACTAATTTATCTTCATTTATTTCAACTGTATCTAAATCTTGTAAATCTACTGTTATTTCTTCATTATTGTACATAAAAGTATAATCAGACCCATAACCTAATATTCTAGCTGCTACCATAATAGCATTTTTATCTCCTACAATTAAATCATCATAATTAACCTTTTTACTAACAATTAATGCTTTTAGTAGTCTATCAAGAACTGATCCGTCTTTAATATAGTTTTGGTTTGTTAAAATATCTTCTTCTTTAGCTGTCATGTATTTCATTTCAACTTTTCCTGAAGATAGTGGGTTGTCTTTTGGGTAAACTAATCCTTTTGAAGGTAAATCTACCATTTCTGTTGGAAACTTGTATTCTTCGGCCATAATTTTTATTAATTAATAACTTGTGTTTTGTTATACATATATAACATACAAAAAAGCTTGACCGAAGCCAAGCTTAAATGTAAAATATTTAAATTTTCTTTTAGAAATTTAACACACAATAATCCATTCCTATTGTTAATGAAATGTTCATTACTGTAGTATCATCATCCCAATTCATATCTCCAAAAGCAGCATCTTTAATAAATGCTCCTTTAATAATCCACTCAGAAACTACATCACCTACAGGACCTAATACATCAATAGTAAGATCTTTTTTATAGAAATCAGAGTAACCATCTCTACCTGTAACTGATTCATGGTGTAATCTTGTCCATTCCATTACAGCTTGAGCTCCTGATGGAGTAATAGGATCAAATAATTCCATTGATAAATCATTCCATCTCAATTTACCTTTTACTTTTCTATAAGTGTTTATATGATTTAATACTATTTCATCCTGCGCGAACCCCATTCCACTAACTCCTTTAATTATATACGATGGTATACCATCAACATACAATATAAATCTATTAGCTACTTTTGGTTCAAAAGCGGTGAAAAATATTTCGTTGGGATCTAATACTGCCATTTTTTATGTTATTTTATTTTATTATAAATATTATAGTTTTTCATTTTTATGCTGGGAAAGTTGCTCCAGTTGGTAAAATGTTAAAGTCTAGGTAAATAAATTCTGCCGTTTTAGTTGGTTGAATAAATATAGCACCAATTAATTCATTTCTATCAATTACATCTGGTGTATTATTTGTATCATCCATTACAACTTTAAATGCAAATAAACCTTGTCTTTGTTGTACTGATTCTAAATAAGGATTAACCTGGCTTAAAAATGTATTTCTTGTTGCTGCTGTGTTTTGTTCAAATACCAATGTATCAGCAATTTGAGATATATAGTTTTTAAGTGTAATTAGTAATCTTCTTACATTTACTCTATCTAAAGCCGAAGCTTTAGTTTGAAGTGTTTTTTGTCCAAATACTACAATTCCTTGTCCTGGGAAAGTTGCAATTGGATTAATTTTATCAGTATATAAAGTATCTCTATCACTATTTGTTAATTTTCTTTCTGCTTGATTAACTACACCTAATCCTCCTCTATTAATACCTGCTGGTGCAAACCATGGCTCACCTGCTCTATCATTAAAGGCATAAACACCTGGTATCATTGTTGAAGCCGGGACCCAAACTAATTCTCTTGAATCAGGATCTGTAACTTGTAACCAAGGCCAATATGATGCAACATATGAAGAATCAACTGTTGCAGCTACACTTCCTATTGCTGTTACTGTACTATTATAATTAACTAAGTCACCTACAAATATTGCATCTCCTCTAGTTTCAGTATTTGATTGAATTGATGTCCAACCTGCTCCTGTAGTACCATTATCTAATATTAATCCTGGGGCTGTTATTAAGTTATATCTAAATTCATCTCTATTTGCTAGTAAACCTATTGCAGTAGTATAATCTGAACCTATTAAACCTTGAGAATCTGTGTTATTTACATTTTGATAATAATTACCTACTCTAATAGTTGGTGCATTTATACCACCTGCATCACCAAATGATCCAGATTGTGCTACTGGTATAGATCCTGTGAATATATCTTTTGCATTTCCATTATTATCTAAATAATCAAATGTTTTTAAGTTAACTGCTTTTACTCTAACAAATCTAGAAGCATTTCTAAATGAACCTGTTGTTTGTAAATAAGCTGTTGCTCCTGATCCTACTACTACTTGTGTTTGATCACCAACAATTCTAGCTATATAATTAGATGCATTTGGGTCTAAAGAAACATTAGGATATGTTTCAAGTACTTGTTTTGCAGTTCCTGTATCATTACCTGCTCTAATTAATAATGAAAATACACCAGAAGAAGTATTTGGAGAAGTTATTTCCCATCTAACGTTATCTACTGTTCCATCAGTTAAAGTATTATTTGTACCTTCTGAACCAGTATTATTCATTATTGCTCCATCACTTAAAGTTTCTAAAACAAAAACTTGATCTCCTTCATTTGCTGGAGCACCACTTGCTGAAAATATAAATGATGATGTAGCTGGTGTTTGAGATGCGGAAGTTACTCTAGTTACTAATAATGATGTTCCACCATTTTGGAAATAATTGAAAGCTGATATGGATGTAAAATAAGTAAACTGTTGTTTAACAGCTCCAGATCCACTTGTAAAAGTACTACCAAAATTAGCTAAATATTCTGAGTAACTAGTCACTAATTTAGGAATATTTTGTTGACCTTTTACTGTTGGTCCAATAATTGCAGCTCCAGCTTGTACTGGTCCTGCTGTTATCTGTGATTGGTCGTTTTCTCTTGCTAAAACACCCGGTGATATTAATACTTCTGCCATTTTTTATATTGTTTTATTTTGTTATAAATATTGTGTTTTTTTTAAAAAACTACTCTATTGGGGTAAATTCTCCTGTCTCTAATGAAATATTTCCTTTACCATATTTTTTCTCTAAATCTAGAGCTATTTTTTCTTCTTTTTCTTGAATTATTTCTAATTCTTTTTCTTTTTCTTTTTTCTTTTTATTAAGGTTCATTATAGCTACCTCAATATCTCCTACATTATTTACTAAAATTTGAAAATCTTCTCTTACTTCTTTTATATTATTGATTTCCGTTTCAGTTAAAACTTTTACTTTAGACATTACTTTTATTTTTAATTAATGATTAATTTATTATCATTTATACATATTATCAAACTAATCAAAAATTAAATGATTTTAACTACTCTTGGGCAGGAGATGGTGGTACTCTATCTGTATTTACTCCATCTGGAGGATTTTTAGTAGATGGTGGGTCTATATAATTTACGTTACCTGTATGAGGGATATCTAAAGGATCAGGTTGAGATGGATTTACATCATCTATATCACTTACTATTTCAGAATTAAATGTAAGTGTAGACTTAGAATTGTATTTTTTAATAGATGATAAATCTTTTTGAAGTATATTAGGTACTATATATCCATACATTCTTATACTAAAAGTACTTTTAACTAATCTGTCTTGGTCTGCAGGCATATCAATATTGGTTGCAACTGAATCTATCCTAGCTCTAAATTGGTATCTTTCAGGATTACCCCAATATGAATCTGATGCATAATTGATTGCTTCTATTATACCATTCATTTGTTCCATATAATAAGTTGAAACAATACAATCATAATTTAAAGTTACGTAATCAGGAACAACAACAGCATACATATCCTTTGTTGGCCTTCTATTGTTTAGTATATTAAATTTATCATAAGTATTTTTAGCACTATAAGATTTTTCAAATACTCTATAATTATTAGGAAAGTTAGCATCTAATTTATTTGTAATACTTCTATTTTTTTCAATATTAGTTCTTTTAAATGTAATTAAAGGCATCATTATTCTACCTTTTCTATCTCTAAAATATCCATCTTTTTGTATTTGATTCCATCTTTCAGAATCAGCATAAATAACAGGTACTTCTACTCTTTTACCATTTTGTATTACTGTAGGTTTTATAACATTATTAAAGTAATATAATATAGTTTCGTCAATATCTATTAAACCAACTGTAAATGGTTTTACAGTATCTCCTTTAAAAGAAACTTGATTACTTCTATCAGTTCTATCATAAGCAGCATTATTAGGATTACCTACTTCTTTAGAAAAAGGTGTATGCATTCCTTTACTTATCTCTTTTTGAGATTTTGGTACTACTTTTCTTCCTCTATTTGACATTTTTTATACTTGATATTAATCTTTCTTCTGAAATACCTACTCTATCTGCTGGTACATAATGTGTTTCTGCTATTATTGATACATCATAACCAAAACTAGCTAAGTCTGAATTTCCAAATGCATTATATCCATCATCATCTTGATTAGGATATTGTGGATCTTTTCCTACAAATAATTGATTACTAATTATATTATAAATTTCATAATATCCATTTTCATACCATATAATATCTCCTACTTCAGGAACAATTTCTCCAATATTATTTATTCCATTAGATTCTACTCCTACTAGATCATCTCTTAAAAACCTAAATGTACGAGCTCCTGCAAAATCAATACCTAAATCCGTATTAGGAGAACTTTGATCTTGTCTATCAATTAATGTATTAAGTAACATTGGAGCTTCATAATATTTTTCTTCAGCAGCTTCTCCATAAATATTAACATTAGTTTCTTCTAATCTAAATTTATAAAGAGCACATTCTTGAACAATAATATCCCACATTAGTTCTCTACTAATGCCTCTAAACATACTTACGTCTCGTGCTCCTCCAAATAATGCCATATTATCCTATATAAATTGGATAAGGAACTGATGCTTCAATCTTTTGTAATGATTCAGCTTCAGCTGCTTTTCTTTCTAATAATTTATCTCTTGATGTTTCATCAAAATACTCTCTTAATCTTGTAACTAATGCTTCTTTTTCTGCAGTTGCTGCTGATAGTAAATCAGATTGATTTAATGTTGCTTCTGCTCCTGGAATAGGTACTGTAGTATATTTACCTCTAATATATCCTAATACTTCTTTACATACAGCTAGAGTATAATCAAAAATCCAACTCCTTCCTATAGAATTAATTTCATTATAGTTAGGATTTGTATAATTAACATTTGATACATTTGTTACATTATATGATCCTGAAGGTAAAGTTGATATTGGATTATTTCTTTCTGATAATTTTATATATTGGAAAAATAAAGTTCCTGCATTTTGAGGTATAGGGAATATTCTTAATTGATTATTAATTAATTCAAATGAAAATTGAGATTTTCTAATTTGATCATTTAATTCTATAGCTTGAATTTTTTGTAAATCAAAACTGATAGGCATTAACATAAAATTAATTGCAGGTGAATAATTTCCCCATCCAAAAGTATCCATCATATTCATCATACCTGTTCCTGTACCTGCATAAGGATCAAAAAACTTTACAATTGCTGGAGTAGGTTCAAAAAATATTCTTTTTATTTCTATTGAATCTCCTGTATCTAAACTTGCACTTGCTTCAGCCCATTCTTTTAAATCATAATCTTGTACATTTGGTGTTAAATCAATTGATCCAGAATACCAATTTACTGTTCCTCCTGTTCCTGCTTCTTCTCCATATTGTTCTGAATATCTTACAACACTAGCAAAATTAGGTGTTATTAATTCATGATTTAAATTTGAAGCAGTTGGAGATCCTTCAATTGATAAATAGTTTTCTCTTACTTTATAAGCATATAATTCATTACCATAAGTAGTTACTGCATCTTCAAAAGCAGCATAAAAATTTAAATCTTGTAATTCAACATCCATTATAGGATAACCTAATCTTCTTGCAACATATGTTACTACTTTATCAGCATCTGATTGAAAATCTAGTTGATTATCATAGAATCCAAAAGGAGTATCTCCAGGGAAAAAAGATGATGAACCAGGATAAATAGGAATAACAGCCATAATTTTATTTTTGTTATAAATATGGAGAAATCTTGTTTAATCAACAATCATTCTAATACAATAATAATCTTTTTTAGTATAATATTTATATTTCATTTCTTTAATAGGAGGATTAACATTAATGTGGTTAAAAGTAATTTTTCCATTACTTATTTTAGAATCATAATCAGCTCTTTCTTTTGTATATTGATCATAATAAGTTATTATTCCTTTAGAATTTAAATATTTTTTAATTATGGGTATAAAATTATTAAAATTTTTATCCTCCCATGTATCATACATTACACCATCATATTTTTTATTAGGAATACTATCAAACCAATTACCTTTTATAGGAATAACATTAGGTTTATTTTTAGCCCATTTTAATAAATTATCAAATATTTGATCATTAATTTCAATTATAGTATGGGATTTTATATTATAATTTTGAATAAAATTTGAACATATGCCCATACCAAATCCAATTTCTAAAATATCACCACCATTTTCAGTTACAATTCTAGCATGCTCTTCCATAATGGGTGTTTCCCACTCCATCATTATTTCTCTTTTGTTTTCGTCTAAAATTTTATCTTTTAAAAATGTATACATTTAACACGCGTCAGGTACTTCTGATACTGTTCCATTATAACCCCCTCTAAATTCTGAAAATGATCTTCCTGCTCCTGTACCAACAAATAAACCCTGCATATTAACTGGGAATTTAAATTCATCATCCCAAAATAATACAACTCCTTGTTCTATTGTAGATGATGGAGAAAATACAGTAGCACTTTGAGCAGCTCCTTCAGTCATACCAGCACAAGCATTTGCTGCACTTGTATAAGGTTCAAGAGTTCCTGGAGTTCCTGATGAGATAGAATCAGCAAATAAAGTATGAGAATGAGCTGTGGGTAATGTAAAATCATTAGTCATAATCATAACTGTTTCATCTTTATCACCACTATCTATATCTTGATAACCCTGGACCTCAACATTACATAAAAAATAATCACCAATATTAGCTGACGTTCCTGTTCCTGATCCATTTCCAAAATATGCTTTTGATGAATGGGGAGCTGTTGTATTATTCCCAGAAAAACCTTGTGCTTCTTGGAATACATCAGATTTGTTAAATCTCATAATTACATCAGCATACCCAAGTGCTGAGGGAGCAGATCCTGAATGACCATGTGATATGAAAGCATTCCATATTGCTGTTGCACCTGTCATAGTATATCTTCCAAATGCCTTTTTTCCTACAAAAGGAGTCATCTCTGAACCATTACCATCTGCTTGTGATTCTGCCCCAAATAAAGTATCACCATTGTCGTTTGATATAGCATCATCATCATAAACAACACAACAATGTCCAGAAAAAAAAGCTCCTGCTTTTAAAGTAGCATTTACACCATCACTTGTAAAAGTATTATCTCTTCCTGAATTTGGAGTCAATATAGTAGCTGTAGTATTTGCTGATGATCTTCCCTTAATTTCTCCTCCTCCTCCAGAGTTTGATCTACCTACTCGAGCATTATTTACTGAAAAAGCATGACCATCTTGTGAAAAGAAACCATAAAGATGTTCTGAGGATAATGGGTATAAAGGCATACAATCGCTTGAAGGGGTTTGACCTCTCCAAACACAAATTGGTCCATTACTTAGTATATAATAATTACCAGTAGTTGTTACTGAAAAAGAATTATCAAATCCCCCATTAGATGTAGAAGCTTTATCTAATGAAACTGTAAAAGCAGTAGTCATAGATGTAACGTTACTATCACTAGTAGAAGTAAATAATATTTGTACATCAGTTTTTCTTTTCAAATCTAAATTTTGTAAATAAAAATTAACAGTAGCTCTATCTCTTCTTGTTGCAAAACAATACCCAGCATACCCCCCATATGCTCCCTGTTGTCCTGGTGTATTTGTACGAGAAATATCAAATGGCATGGTTCCGTGTATTACGTCTCCTTCTGCAAGTGAAGATATACTAGCTTGTTCTCCTCTAGTAGTTAGAGTAGTCATTGTTCCTCCATTTTTTGTAAGTACATTAATT